TTTAAGCCCTTCGGCTTTGGGGCGGCGGCAAATCAGGGTCGCGACTCGCCGCCGCTGGAGGGTGATACAGGATCCACGGTCCACGATCAACCCAATTTCACACCTTCGGATTCAAAAAATCTTTTCAGGATGAAGGTGACCTGCTTACTTACGCTCCGATCATTTTGATCGGCGGTGTCTTTCAACAGTTTGTATAGCTCAACTGGAACAGCAACTGTTCTCCATCTACTTAAATCCAACTGTTTACTCCTTGGTGTGTATCTGCTAACGTGACTTAAAATAAATGATCTTGACGGGGAGTCAACTAAAATATGCGACCACACAGTAAAAATCGAGATGGTAAAAGATCTGAACTCTTGGCAGCGGAGTGGTTGTTCTCTCAAGACTGCTATGTTTACGCTCCGTACCTCGAACAGGGGCCGATTGACCTGATTGCGGTCTCTCCGAACGGCAAAACCCATTACTTCGATGTCAAAACCCACAGTTTCCGGGCTGGCGGCACACCAATCTCTCGCAAGCTGACAGATACACAGCGCAAGCTAGGCGTTCGGCTGCTGTATGTGGATCTCGAGACCGGACGAGTGGGCCTGTACCCGCATCAGTTGCAGAACAACGAAGAGTCTACACGCAACGCGATGAACCGGGCATTCAAGGGGGAGAAACCTCCAACCATTTCCGAGCTTCTTCACCCAAAGCCTGTGCCGACAGATCAATCTTGTCACGAAGAGCACGAACAATCCGCTGATCAATCGAACCCGGAGTGATCAGATCGACATAGGTGACTCGGTTGTTCTGCCCGATCCGGTGGCACCGGTCCTCGGACTGCATCCGAGTCGCCAAGTCGAAGTCGTTGGCGTAGTAGATCACGTTTGTTGCAGCCGTCAGCGTCAACCCGAAACCTGCGGTCTGTGGGTTCGCCACGAAGAACCTGGCGTCACCGAACTGGAAGTCCTTGATCGCCTGCTGACGTTGTTCATCAGTGGTGTCCCCAAAATATGTGACCACGGTCCCCGGCCCATGGATCCGTTGCAGTTCGCCTGCAATCTTCTTGATGTCGTAGCGGAAGCGTGACCAGATGATGACCTTGCCGGTCATCTCCTCGATTGTTTCCTTCAGCGCATCGAGCCGCTTGGTCGGGAACTCGATCAATTCACCGTCGTCCGTCTTGATGTGGCCGCACAGCACCTGCTGCAAGCGCAGCAGTTGTGTGATCACCGCCGGCGCCGTCACCAAATCGCCATTGTCGAACATGGCGATGGCCTGCTTCTTCAATGTCATGTAGTGCTGACGCTGCTCGTCGGTCACGCCCACCTCTCGGGTGGTGTACACTTTGTCCGGTAGATCGAGCGCCTCATCCTTGGTGACACGGTACGAAAACGTGTCGAGCTTGGTCGATAGCTCGTCGAGATTCCGGTAGCCGACGATCTGCAAGAAGCTGTGCGCGCCCATGCGCTGTGTTTTGGTGATCGCATACCGCCCTTGGAACGAGTAGTACGATGCGAAGCCGAGCAGCTTCTTGTCCATGAACCCGCACTGTGCGTACAGATCCATCGGGGACTTCGTCACCGGCGATCCTGTCAGGATTCTTTTATATGTTGCCTTCGAACCGAGAATGACCAGGTTCTTAGTGCGTTTGGCCTTGGGGTTCTTGATAGTAGTGGACTCATCAACAGCAAGTAGGCTTTGCCTGCCCTGAATGAACTTATCCACGTACGCTGGTAGCTTCTTAGTCGCAAACCCTTCCACGTTCGCCAGAAGGATGCGGAGGACGCCACGCTCTTCAAGACCGGCCTTGAGTCTCTCGGCTTGTGACTTGTTGGGACTCGGATTCCATACATAAACCTCGTGCGGAATATCCTCGGGGAAGTGAACAGGGATCTCAGACGTTTCCCAGTTGCGGTAAACGCCCTTCGGCGCAACAATAACCGCTGTGTCAATACGGCCCTGCTCGTAGAGCCAGACGATGTTGTCAATAAGTACCTTCGATTTGCCACACCCCATCTCCATAAAATATGCGTAGTTGTGCTTGTCGTACGAGCGTTCGAGAGCCACGCGCTGGTGTGCGTAAGGCTCCGTACGGTAGTTAAACTTCACCATCATGGACGCCCTGATCTAGGATCGCCTTCTTGGCAACCTCCAGATAGAAAAGGATGTCAGCGACATCCTCCTGTGTCGTCATCATCTTGATGGCACCAGTGTCCTTGTCAGACCCCAAGATAACGACATCATCCAGATGCCTGCCTGCAATGTCGCACAAGACCTCAACCGCAGAGGCGTCAATCTTTTCGATGTTGGGTTGATCTTTCGAGAAATAGATAATGTTGTCTTCAGTCATTGGCGCACTCTCCTTGGCAGCAGTCATCAATCACGCTACCACAGACGGAACATTGACTGTGGCCGTGAACTTCTACAATAGAAGCAAGAGGTGTGCCACACCGAACGCAGCGGCTGGTCATGCTATCGACCATTGCATCATGAATATCTTCCATTAATTTACCGCGCTTGTCCGGCACCACATGGTGCTTTCGAATCTCACGCCAGTTTGGATCACGTTGTTTCATTTTTCTCTTGAACCTATCCTCGGTAATGTCTATATATTGAATTGTTGGAGGAACACGTCAGTACGATTCTGTTCTTGGTTTTTGAAAGACCCGGCGGCTTGAAACCGCCGGGTCTTTTTATGTCCCCGTCTTTTCTGCTCTGCACACAATGGTCACAACAATCGGCTGATCGTATTCCTTGGTTAGATCGACGAAGAGTATCTTCTCTGTACGATACGCCCACGCCTCACAAATCTCCTGACTCTGAAACTTCTCGCCCTCGTTCATGTAACACTTGTTGACAGGAAGCCCGGTGACATCTGCTGCGATGCAGATCGCTACAATAGAGCCAACCATGATCAGCCCCTCAGAATCCTCTGCCATGCTTCCATGACCTTGTCGGCCTGACCCTCCTCGAAGTCTTCGGGCCATTCGTGAAGAGTGCACAACACTTCGTTAACGCACCAGTCGATTACCTGAACGGCGGTGCTCCACTCCATGCTTTGCTCGGTTTTTGCCTCTGGCATTAGATGTGTTTGGTTCATGACCAACCTCCTTGAAATAACATGGCGCACACAAGTGCCCATGTCTCCAAATTACGTCCCCCTTATCACCACATTTATCACAAGTTTCCTGATGATAACTGATGACACTTGAAACTACAAGCTGCCTCATTGTAATGATCCAGCATTGCTGATGACATCGTCGATATCCACCAACGGTGTACAAGTGGGGGGTTGACTTACACCGTGGATCTGTAATCCACAACATCGGCACACGGTCGCCGGTCCAGGGTCCAAGGCTGTCTCACACTTCGGGCACAGGCCAAGATCGAGTCTCTTAGCCATTGTCCCATCACCTTGTTCAATCATGCTCATACTCCACTCGAATACACAGTGCTTCTTGATTCATGGGCATGCGCTCCCAGAAGATGGTGGTCGATGCCACATGGCACTCAGCCATAGTATCGTAGCCGCCGAGGGATATGGTGTCGATTCGTTCGACACCATACCCTGTGACTAGCAGCAGAACCCAGACGACCTTCATTCGTCGTCGTCCTCTGGAACTTCCTCGGCAAACATCCAGTCCGACCAGTACGCACCATGCTTTGCTGGCGGCTTGAACTCGAACTCGTGGTGCAACGTGTGGATGATCTTATTCAGCTTCTGCAAGTCAGACAGCCAGATGTCATTGCACTCCTCGATGGTGTTCTTGATATCCTTCAGATCGTTGTGAATCTTCAGCATGGTTTGACGCATGTCGCGCGTCACTCGCTTGTCATATACACTCACCTAGAATCTCCCTTCTGTAGGTTTCGTCTTCATAGGCACACTCGTCGCAACGAATGTCCCCAAAATAGCTGGTATGTTCCCAGCATCTCTCACCGCACTCGTCACACTCGACGCCTTGGTAGTCGTCCTCGATACTATCCATCGGTCTCCTCCTTCCGGATGTTGTCCAAGAACATGTTCTCGCGGTGCCATTTCAAGTATTCACGGCGCCGTTCCCCACCATTGCCCCTCAACAGATGGGCAATAGACACATGATGCGAGATTCCAAACCGCCGTAACTCGTCGCCGGTCATGTGAAGACTCCGCATCAACCTGCCGTCATCGGCAAACGTGATCCACGCAGCACGGCCCTTCCAGCCGTTGAACCCGTGTGGGCACAGACCGTCGAACAGTTCGTTCGCTGCCAGCGACAGCATCAACACGTTTGACCAGTCCGTCTTTTGCCAGTCGAATTCACAGGCACTGTCCGGCTTGATATGCGACACGCGCAAAAATTGCGGCCTGTCTATGCCGGTCACCGGGCACACCGGATTCTTCGCAAGCATCTGTTTGCGTAGCTGACCTGTGTCATAGGGCCGGGTCGTCACCGTCTGCTGACGACTCTCGGTAATCTTCACCGGCGTCACCTTGTTGTCATTCACTGGTGGCGTCGAGTCCGCAGCTTTCGGCTTGTAGTCCACCGGCACCGCAAGGACGTGGGTAAACGTGTCCGTCTGTCCGTTACAGTAGTCGCCGCTCCATTCGGTTTTTGCCTTTGCGATGACCCGCAGCTTCACCCCACGCGCGGTCTCAACCACCGATCCGACACGCGGTGCCTCACCAGTTATGCCGTGCGAGTTCCTTCGCTGCTGACCACTCGACCCGGGTCTGTGCCTTTTAGCAGACCGGTGCTTGAAGAAAAACTCCCGAACATACGGCTCAGGTGGCTCCCATGTGTCACGATTCCTTGGGATGTTTAATTCGAATTCACGGATCACGTTCAAGTGTTCCTCGACGTTTCTTGCTCTGGTGTATTTAGCCATATCACCCTTCCCCCTAGTGTCCTGTGCCAGACAAATCACGCAAAACCTCGTGCATCTCTCTCAGAAGCCACGGCTCCGGTTCGTCGTGAAAATTCTGGATGTTGTATAGATTGGCATCGTGTTGGTGGATGCCTTTGAGCGGACGAAACGGACTGACAGGCTTGTCAAACACCGACTCATGCGCCAGCGTGTCATTAACATTGTGGCCGCTGCACACCATCATATCGCCAAGGTCAAAAGCCCCAAGTCCGTCTGTTCTAGACTGAACCCAATAGTCGCGCTCCATCACAAAGCGCACCGTCAAGATGTCCCTCATGTCACCAACTCCCCGTCGATGTACTCGCGGTCCGGCCACTTGTAGTCCATGCCGTCACCGTTCTCCTCGGCGGTCGGCTCGTACTCGAACATGTGACCATCCTTCTCCCACTGCACATGCAGCAACCCCCACTTGATGTAGAAGTCATGCGCCTCCTCAATCGGACGCGGCTGACCTTCATGGTCGGTGGGCCAGCCTTCGATGTGCTTGATCTCCCAGAAGTGTGTGGCCTGCACATGGTACTCGGCCTCAATAATCCTCGCTGTCATCTTCTTGCTCCTTTGCATCGCGCTCTAAATTCTGTGCTTCATAAACAGCTTCCTCGACATACCGAAAGGGGCCGGCAACGGTGATGTCCAACTTGGTGTCCACCACAAAATTTTCATACCAGCCCTCTTCGGCAACCGCGAATCTCGTCTCCTTGTTGTAACAAGCACACTTACCCGCGAGTCGATCTGTGTGTTCACAAATTCCGTCGTCGCACTGCCAATCAATTTCAGCCATGTTCATCACACCTCGCCGTTCAACCTGTCAACGTAGGCGTCGGCTTCAAGTTCCGCTGCCTCGATCTTGCGATACTCGATGCTGTCCGCCATCCGGCCCTGCACATCATCGTAAACTTGCAGATTCATCGCGCCATGTTCGGCGGCCCACGAATCACGGCTCATCCATGTGGCATCTTCTTCCATGCCCATCAGCCAGCTTTTGACCTTACCCATCGTAACGATCCTCCGCTTCAATACTGAACTCGATGAATGTCATGCGCTTCATCTTCTTCATCTTGTTCTTGTCAACAACATAAATGCCATGCGGCACCGTCCTGTGATTGCGAACCACACGGTAGACATAAATCCGACCAGCGTACCGCTGACCTTCCTTCAACGGGAAAACCGCACGGTTCCGAAGCAGCTTCTTCTCCAGAACCCCAATCGAATCACACACCGGCAACAGACGGTCAGCGACATACTTGCCATCACTGTCCAAGACCTGTTGCTTTGCGTAATATCTCGGCATATCTTTTCTCCTGTGTTGTTGGTGCCCGGTCCACGGACCAAGGATCACCAAGGGTTGATAAATAAGAGTAACAAATGATCAGTGATAGTCAACAACAAAACCGTTGCATAAAACGATTTTCTCCGGGTTGTTGCATTCAACAAAAAATTTTTGAAAATGGTGATACAAACGATACAAACGATACAACCCTTACTGAGCAACGGTTACAGCTGTATCACTTCTGTACCGTTGTAACACTTATGAGTCGGGGTGGGCGTTGATTTTTGGTTTTTCAAACTGCAAAGGGCAAAAAATATCGCTATGGGCAAGGTAGGTAGACCAGCCGGGCTGACGAACCGGCAACGAGAATTTGCCAAGTATTATGTCGAGGGCAGATACAGCAACACCGAGTGCGCGAGGAAGGCGGGCTATGCCGAAGGCAGTGCCAACGTGCAAGCGGCGAAACTTCTCGACGGCAAGACATTTCCGGAAGTGCCGAAGCTGATCAAGGAATTGCGGCAAGCACGGGAGCGCCGATATGGTGTCACGCTGCTGAACCAGTTGAAGCGGTTCGAAGACCTGTCCCTCGCTGCCGAAGAGGCCGGGCAGTTTTCCGCTGCCATCAACGCCGAGAAGATTAGATCCGCACTTGGTGGCCTGACAATCGACCGCCGGGAATCGACACACGTTCACCAACTTGACCAGCTTTCGCGTGAAGAGATCGTCGCCCGACTCGCTGCCATCCGGCAGGAATACCCCCATGCATTCGACAACATGAAACGAGTGGAAGATGCCAAAGACGGAGCGCAGCCTGTGGAACTCATTGAAGCAGAATTTACCGAAAAAGACCCACTTCCAGCGGATTGAAAACCGCGCCGGGCAAGGGATGCCGGACGTATATCTCTGCATGAATGGGGTGCCGGTCTGGTGCGAGTTAAAAATAATTAAAAATGGTCGCGTATCCTTATCAACCTCGCAAATTGCTTGGCATTTGGCACATACACGTTGTCGCGGTGCAAGTTTTTTCTTGGTCCATGACCCCTCGACCGGCGATGTATTTTTATTTGACGGTGGAAAAGCGGCGGTGATCCATGAATCACGGACCATTGACCTGTGCGCCCCTGCGCCTGCGCCTGCGTATGTATGGAAAGGCCCGCTGCGTGCTGCGCCTGCGGCCCTGCGCGCCTGCGCTGTCGAAGCCTGGGCGCTGCGGGAATAAAAAAACACGGCCCGCCAATGGCGGGCCGTGTTCCTCGGAGGATTAGTGTTGGTGATAGGAGACATTGACAATGTCAGTTGACCAGCAGGCGCGGCACTCGCTGCATTTGCCGCCTTGTTGCGGCGCCGGGCAGATCTGCCCGCGCGGAATATCGTAGAGGGACCGCGTCCCGCTGTGCACGGTGCTAGTGTGCACAAATCCTTTGGACCGTGGTCCGTCGATCATGTGCGCGGACATCCGCAAAACTGCATTGTCGGGCAGTTTGTCGATCTGTAGGGCGCGCGTCCACTTTTCATATTCGCGGGACGGTATCCAATGGCGCTTGTTTGGTGTCTGCCGGCATACGTTGATAATGTTCAGCGCCATGCCTACGCTGCCCACGTCACCCGAATCAAACCAGCGAAACCATTCGCTGCGGACAATGTTCAACACGTTAACCATTCGCGGCACAAAATCGGGCGCGTTAAAAAACGCCTCGCGTTCGATCATCTTTTTGCGGACGTTTGGCATGCGATACATGCCCTTGCGGGCGTAGCAATTCGCGCATGTGCTGCCCTCGATCTCGGCAAGCCTGCTGCCTACGTCACACAGCCATGCATCCCGGCTGATGCTATAACCGGGCATCTTCGAGACATTGGACAATAGTTTTTTGTCCTCTCTCGCTTGTTTCTTTTCAGCGGCATTCATTGCTAATCCTCCAACGGTAATGATAGTTAACAGTCACACAATATCACTAATAAATCAAGAGAAAATCTGCGGCCTGCGGCTGCGGCCCGTTGTTGTCAGAGCCTGCGGGCAGATCGAGCGGCTGCGCTTGCGCCCGAAAAAAAACCTGCGAACGCAGGTTTTTTAAGCACGGATCGAGGGAAGGGGAGAGATCCCTAGATCTCTCCCCAGCCAGCAGACGCCAGCCATGCGTTGTCTTCTTCGGCCAGACGTAGCCGCCGGGCGTGGTCCGCTTGGACCTCCGGGTCATTCTCGCACTCGGTGCAGAACGCGGTATCAACGTGGTTTCCTCGGGTGATCGTCGAGCCGCAGCGCGTCTCCCTCTCGACCCAGTTGAAACCTTTCTCGACGTAGTAAAAGGCAGGGTTGCCACACGACATGATGCTAATCCTCCTATGATCATGATCACTAAGCGTTGCATACAATCACCAACAATGCAAGCGCAACCTGCGCTTGCGCCCGATAAAAAACCTGCGTACGCAGGTTTTTTAAGCAGGCACCCGGCAACAAAAAAGGCAGGCCGACTTCCGTCGGCCTGCCCAGGTTGTTGTTAGACCCCTTCGCCTTCACAGGTCTGACAGAGTTCTTCGAACTCTTCTTCGTATCCGCCGCGTACGGGATCGGCGATGGAACGAGTGACGAGGGTCATGCCGGTTCCAGCGCAGTCTTCGCACTCTGCTCCGGCGGGTAGGGGCGGTGACAGCACCGCCCTGATCTTCGCCAACTCTTTCGCGAGATGATCGATGTCCATTCACGACGCCTCCTTCGCCAGACGGTAGCCACCGCCGATGTTCGGGTGGGATTCGATGGCGTCCGAGCCGAGCAGCTTCCGCAGCACATGAACGTGCTGGTGAACCGCGTCCACCGAAACCGAGCGACCCATGGTCTTCTTCAAGTGCTTCTGGATCGCGGGGATCTTGACCCAGTGGTTTCCGCCCTGCTCGATGCGCTCGAGAACAGCGGCGGGGTATGGTGTCAGCTTCCGCGACGTTGCCGGCGCGACGGTCTGCACCGTCGTTGGCTGCTGCTTCACTTCGTCCACAGCCTTGAAGATGTCCGCCCACTCGGCGGCTGCTGGAAGGTCCAGCGTGATGGTGACAGGAATGGTAATCTTAGGCATGTCTAAATCTCCTTATGGCTAGACATATATCAGGGCATCATTACCCATTAACGAGATTAGCAGATAGTAAGTGATGCCGTCTATTACTATTTCGAGAAAAGTCTTTTCTCGAACCAGCAACAATCACTCGGGGTTACTGTGGCACATTGGCCACAAGCAGTGGCAAAATTGCAACCCCTGCCCCCCTTGCGCGCGAAGCATACACATGCGTAGCATGTGTATGCTGGGTTGATAAATTCGATGGGCCGTAATATCGTTCGGGCATGTCGGGTAACTTAGACCTCCTCCCTGAAGAAGTGTTGAAGGAGATGCTGCTCCTTGAAGAGCAGCGTCAGCGCCTTGAGCTTCGTGATGTGGCTCAAGAAAAATTTATGTCGTACGTTCAGCACGTGTATGACGGCTTCATCGTCGGGCGCCACCACAAGATTATTTCAGAGAAGCTGGAGCGTATCGCATCGGGTGACTTGAAGCGTTTGATAGTCAACATGCCGCCCCGACATTCGAAGTCAGAGTTTGCCTCTTACCTCATGCCCTCGTGGTTTCTTGGCAGAAATCCCAAGTTAAAAATCATTCAGGCTACTATGAACACCGAACTTGCTGTAAGATTCGGACGCAAGGTCAGGGATCTCATTGCGGATCCGGTCTACCATGAGATCTTCCCCGACACTGACCTTAAACAGGACAGCCAGGCTGCTGGTCGGTGGGAAACCAGCGCGGGCGGGGAATATTTTGCAGCAGGGGTGGGCGCTGCGATGACCGGTCGTGGTGCAGACCTTCTTATTATTGACGATCCGCACTCGGAGCAAGACGCATTATCGGCGTCTGCCTATGATAATACGTACGAATGGTACACATCTGGCCCGCGTCAGCGTCTCCAGCCGGGTGGTGCCATTATTATTGTCCAGACACGCTGGTCCAAGAAGGATTTGACGGGCAGGTTACTGCAAGCACAGGCGGCGGACATGATGGCTGACCAGTGGGAGGTGGTCGAGTTTCCCGCGATCATGCCGTCGGGGGAACCACTCTGGCCTGAATTCTGGAAAAAAGACGAGCTTCTCAAGGTAAAAGCCTCGCTGTCGCTGGGCAAGTGGAATGCTCAGTGGCAACAGAATCCTGTGTCGGAGGAGACTGCTGTTATCAAGCGGGAGTGGTGGAACGAGTGGACGGAAGAAGATATCCCGCAGCTTGACTACATTATTCAGTCGTATGACACGGCGTACTCCAAGAAAGAAACGGCTGACTTCTCGGCGATCACGACGTGGGGCGTGTTTGAGCCGCATGCCAATGGTGAGCAGCACCTGATCATGCTGGATGCCAAGCGTGGGCGGTGGAACTTCCCGGAGTTGAAACAGATTGCCATCGAGGAGAACGAATACTGGGAGCCGGATATGATGCTCATCGAGGCCAAGGCAACAGGTATGCCACTGGCTGACGAGATGAGGTTACTGAACCTCCCTGTCATTACCTTCTCGCCGGGGCGCCGGAAGGGTGGGGGCGGAATCGACAAGACCACACGTATGCATATGGCCTCGCCTATATTCGAATCAGGAAAAGTTTGGTATCCTGCCGCGCAGAAGTTCGCGGAGGAAGTAATAGAAGAAGTCGCTTCGTTTCCAAATGGTGACCATGATGACTTCTGTGATAGTATGACTATGGCCCTGATGCGTTTTCGTCAGGGTGGTTTTATCAGTCTACAGGGTGAAGAGCTAGAAGACATGCTCCCCGGCAGAAAACGTGAGTATTATTGATGGTAGCGACTCCACAACCAAACCCCCGTCGTCGTCCGATGACCGCCGTCCCTACTCCCCCGCCCGTGGGCCGGCGTGCGGGAATCATGGCCCTTCCACAACCCAAGCCTGCACGTCCAACTGAGCCTGCACTGGCTCAGTTATTCGCGGGCACTCGTGCACGGCAGGCGGTCGCCGATCCACGGTCCATGCGTGAGCGCATGGCTGAAGGCGCGGATGTCATGGAGGGCATTGGTGCTGGTTCGGTAGCCGGCATTGGTGGTCTTATCCCTGATGTTTTGGCGTTACTGGGCCGTGATGCCCCGATGCTGTTCTCCAAATATGTAATGGGTGAAGAGCTATCCGAGGACGAGAATGCGCTTTTCCGTGCGTTGACCAAGGTGCAAGACGTTGCTGGTGCTGAAGCAATTTTGCGTGGCATGGGTTACGGCGAGAAAATGGAGTCGCAGGACGGCAGTGTTACGCCTTTCCGGCAGGGTGCGTTTCTTGGTGAGTTTGTTGCCGATCCGTTTGCGGCGTTCAAGGGTATCAAGGCACTGAAGGCGTTGGGGCCGTCTGACGAGGCGGTTGCGGCGTATGACCGGCAGCTTGCTGGTGCACAGGCTGACGCGCAGCAGCGGTTGCAGCTTTCGGATCCGGACGAGGTGGTAGAGCCGGGGCCGGGCAGTATTCTTGACGCCTTGGACGAGGCCCAGGCTGAAGAGGGTCTTATTGATTCGGTTGACGGTGAGTTTACGTTTGCGCCGAACACGACGCAGGAATTGATTGACAGTCTGAATGGGCCGGGTGTGGTCAGCATCAACCCGGACATCATTCCGGGTGGGCCTACTGGTGGGGACGGTGTAACTGTCTTTAACTACGTGCCCGGTCTGACCGATGCGGACATGGTCATAGGTACAAATCGTCAGTACAGCTTGTATGAGTTCCAGGAGGATATGTACGATCTCACTGGTCGTCGTATCCCTGAAGGCACTCGTATTGCCTGGCCGGAGCAGTTGAGCGACGACTTCTCGAGTTTCTTCACGAACAGTCCGCCACGGCCCCAGCCCACGGGTGAGATTGTTACTCCGGAGGTCCGCGCCAGTGCCGAGCCGACTCCGCCACCGGCGACGACCGCAGAAGATATTATTGATGCCGAATACGAGGAGCTTTTCGGTCCCGGCGAAACTCCAGTTGTATCCGACACCCCGCAGGAAGGATTCACTGGCGTAGTGGAAATGCCGTTGATCCCGACTGATAAGGTCATGCCTGCAACAGCATCGCCGGATACGCAGGTTGCCCGCCACAGTGTGATGACGCGCAGCGTGGATCGTCAGGGTGACATTGTAGACTATTCGCCATTTTACCAGCTTGTTGATCGACTGCCGGACAACCGTGCGATGTCAAAGGAGGAAGTCCTCGACTCGTTGCGCGGTGGTTTCGCAGAGAGCGTGAACAGGGACCGTGAAGGCTCCAAGTTTGTAGAGTTTCTTGAGAAACACGCACCGAACCAGTTGTACCGTGGTCAGGTGATGGCGTTGTATCGGGATTATACCCCGCAGCTTCGCGTCAAGACTCTTACACAGACAGACCTTGATGAAGCTACCGCGCAGGGTATTCCTGCTCCTGTTGGTTCTCTGACTGATTACGGTCAGAACTCTGTTCCGTCGTCGGCGGGCGGGGAACCAATGCACATTTATCTCAGCAATCCGAACTCGACCGTCCCCTTTACGGATGGCACCACGGTTCAGACGCGGGGCGGCACTTACGCGGGATATGGTATGCGTGATGGTTTGATCGCGGACCATAACATTGGTGCTTCGGGTGGTCCGGGCACTAGCACTGCGACAGAAAAGGGTGTTCCGGGTTACTTTGGTCACATTCGTCTGGAGATCATTACGGATGATCAGGGCCGCAGGGTCGCTGTTGTGCAGGAGATGCAGTCTAACGCGACGGTTGCGGAGCGGAAGTTCGCGAAAGGTGAGGATACGACCTATAACTTCTTGACGGGTGAAGAGCGTTACAACATCGACGAGCTTCGCAGCACCTCGGAAGGTCTTGCAATTTTTGACGAGGCAGCAAATTCGCGGATGCTGGAGCCTGACTTGGCGGCTGAACAGGTGGATACACTTGGGCGGCTTCGTCAGGACGCCACTGACAGGATGGAGAACGACCTTCAGCTTATTGGAGGTCCAATGCCGTCGGCAGATGAGACGTTTGAAACCCTTGAGTCGATCTACGACAGTGCACCGACTGGTGTGCCTACCGGATTGGATCTTACCGCAGACGTTATTCCGATGCAGCGTGTGATTGCAAAGTTGGTGACGAACGATCTGTTAAACCACGCTCGTGGGACAGGGCGAGTGAGCAACAGCACGGGTGTTGACACAACTCTTAGGGAGTTCACGATTGGTCACACGGGCGGCACGGAGTTTGGTCCATCTGCTAACAGAGCCAATCGTTTGGTAGATTTGCTGGAAGCGGAAGACATTGGAGATCTGTTAGATGCTGAAGATATTGCCACTCTTAATAGAGTATTGAAGAAACGAGCCAGTCAACACGCCACTACGGACTGGTCCACACAGGGGCGTGATCGGATGAGGGAGGAGTCGGCGAGGCTCGGCACTGGTGAAGACTACCTCACAGTTCTCTACCGAGATGTCAACAGGGCGGTAGAAAACGGTCAAGAGCCGTTGGATTTCATTCAGGGCACAGGAGTACATGCAAACGGTATTGTGACGAACGATCCTGGCTTGTTTGGCTTCCTAACTGAGGCATTTGATGATGTGCCAATGCAGGCAACGCATGAGTCTATCCCCGCGATGGTCGGTCGAAACATGCAGCATCGTATCATGAACGACGTAGCCGACGCGCTTGAAAGGGAAATACCGACGCGCACACCCGAAGATGTCAGCAAGCAGGACATGGACGACTATATAGACGGCTTGGCGGTGTCAGAAGAGCGCAAAGAAGAGTTGATGAAGACCTTTGAGCGGTGGATTACCACCATCAACAACCCGAGTGACCCGCAGGCTTACCGGCCTGGCTCTCCTTTCTCTGGCAAGAAGTCAGACGTGTACTTTTACCAGTTTGCCCCGCGTTTGATTTTAGCAGAAGCTCGGAAGAAGGGGCTTGACGGCGTCATCTTCCCGAACTGGGAAGACATGAAGGATGTGGGTGGCCGTCCGAGTCGAGAAGTTGTGAAAGAAATCTATGATTCACACGTCAAAAAGGGCTTGTCACAAGCTGTAGACAGACAAGATGTGGTGGAAATACCCACTATCAAGGTCGGGCAAGAAGATCTCTTGCACAAACAGACAGGTAACCCGCACAGGCCCGCTCGTGCTGTGTACTTTGAGGGGGACCGTGTTCGCACACGTCGCTACCGCCCGGATGAGCGCCCGACTCCGGACACCTTGACGTACGAGGAAACCCTTGGACCGTTGGGCGCGGACTTTGATGACAAGCTCATTCGCCGTGCGAAGGGTGGCCCCGTAGACTTACGGCCTAAAAAGCTGGTACACTCCGGCATCGGCGCTATGGCACGACAGGTGATGTGATGGGCAAGCTGAAAAACAAACAGATTGAAGAAGAGGACAAGGAACTCGAAGAGCTTCGCAAAAAGTTCTACGATCCCGGTCCGGGTGAGACTGATTACTCCGAGCAAATGACGTTTGAGCAGTACATCAAGCGTATCGGCCCCCGTAAAGCCAAGGGTGGCATGGTCAAGGGTTTTAGCCCGATTGCTCGTCCGCAACGATTCAAAGGCGTATTTTAATGGCACTTCCTCCGCAGATGGTTGATATGGCGATGGGAGCCGGTGGTCCGGCGACCGAGATGCCAGAAGAGTTGATGGTCGAACTTCCCGAGGAGAACATGCTCCCCGAGGGCATTGAGCTTGCCGGCATGGAAGAGATGGTCGAGGTTCAGGCCGAGATGTACGACCACAACGCAAACCTTGCGGAGATTCTTGACGACTCTGTTCTTGGTACGTTGTCTTCCGAGCTTCGTGACAAGGTTGACGACGACAAGGAGTCGCGAGAGGATTGGGAAGAGGCGATTGCCAAGGGCTTGAAGCTGCTTGGTGTCAACTATGAAGAGCGCAACGAGCCGTTTCTTGGCGCGAGTGGTGTGCACCATCCGCTGCTGAGTGAGGCGGTAACGCAGTTCCAAGCACAGGCATACAAGGAAATGCTGCCTGCTGGCGGTCCTGTAAAGACGCAGGTTATTGGTGCGCCGACACAGGTCACTGAAGATCAGGCGCAGCGCGTCAAGGACTTCATGAACTACCAGATTACGGAGATTATGGAGGAGTATGACCCGGACACGGATCAGATGCTGTTCTATCTGCCGCTGACGGGTTCCACATTCAAGAAGGTCTACTTCGACGCCGGCAAGCAGCGGGCTGTTTCGAAGTTTGTCCCGGCGGAGGATCTGATCGTTCCGTACTCGGCGAGTGATTTGAACACAGCCGAGCGTGTCACACATGTAGTTCGGATGACAGAAAACGAGCTTCGCAAGCTACAGGTCGCTGGCGTGTATCGGGACATTGAGCTTCAAGCAGGAGACGAGGACGATGAAAGCTCGATTAGACAAACTGGCAACGAGTTGCAGGGTGTCCGTCCATCATATGGCGACGATGCTCACACACTACTTGAAATCCACACAGAGATCGATCTGGAGGGCTTCGAGGATGTTGGACCCGATGGTGAGCCTACGGGCGTTAAACTACCTTACATTGTCACTGTGGATGAAGATTCAGGACAGGTTCTCTCGGTGGTTCGAAACTATCGACAGGCGGACCCACTTCGTAGAAAACGACAATACTTTACTCATTTTAAGTTTCTTCCTGGGTTTGGCTTTTATGGCTTTGGCCTGCTTCATACTATAGGTGGACTGTCTCGTGCAGCGACTTCTATCCTTCGTCAGCTTATCGATGCGGGCACTCTTTCAAACCTGCCTGCTGGTTTCAAGGCTCGTGGTGTTCGTATTCGCAATGACGATGAGCCGCTTGCTCCTGGCGAGTTCCGTGATATTGATGCTCCCGGTGGTGACCTTCGGAATGCTCTTATGCCCCTTCCATACAAGGAACCTTCTGGGACACTTGCTCAACTACTGGGCGTTATCGTCGATTCAGGAAGACGATTTGCCCAAGTCGCCGACGCAAAGATTGCGGACACTAACGCACAGGCACCCGTCGGAACCACAGTTGCACTAATCGAGCAGGGATCGAAGATCATCTCCTCGATCCACAAGCGTCTTCACTACGGGCAGAAGCAGGAGTTCCGGCTTCTCGCCGAAGTGTTTGCCGACAATCCGATGCCATATCCATACTTCGTCGGGCAGAACATCCCGCCGGAGATCATGCAGCAGGACTTCGATGGCCGCGTGGACATCCTGCCTGTGTCGGATCCGTCGATCTTCTCGATGTCACAGCGTCTGTCGCTGGCACAGACACAGATGCAACTGGCAGCGCAAGCTCCGCAGCTTCACAATCAGTACGAAGCCTACCGGCGCATGTACGACGCACTGGATGTGAAGAACATCGACGCTATCTTGCCGCCTCCGCAACCGCCGCAGCCTATTGATCCGGCGACGGAGAACGCAAACGCTGTGAAGGGCATGCCGCTTCAGGCGTTCCCAGATCAGGACCACGAAGCGCATATCATGACACATGCCATGTTCTTGTCTTCGCAGGTCGGCGCCGCCAACCCGCAGGCGTTCATGCTGCTGTTGTCACACGTTCAGGAGCACATTGGTATGCTGGCGCGGGATCAGGTCATGGCGTTCTTCCAAGAAGCTGCCAAGCAAGCCATGGCCGCAGGTGAAATGGTGCCGCAGATTGCACCTGACCTTATCGAGTCAACCGTGGCGCAGCAGACCAGTCAGATCATGCGAGAGATCATGCCGATCCTCCAGCCTGCACAGCAGCAGGATCCGCTGGTGGCTATCCGCCAACAAGAACTGGAAAACTCGCAGATGGAAGTTCAGCGCAAGATGATGAACGACCAAATGGACTTCCAGATCGATCAGGCCAAGTTGCAGCAGGCTTACGAACTGGCACAGCAGCGTCAGGCTCTACAGTCGGACATTGCTGAAGCACGGAACGATGTCAACGTATACCGCATCAACACACAAGCTGCACTGTCGAGGAATAGATGATTCAAGCACTGATTGGACCGATTGCATCTTTGGCCGGCACATGGCTCGAGGGCAAGGTTGAAAAGACCAAGGCTGAAACAGGAGCGAAAGTTGCCAAGGCTAAAGCTGAAGCTACGATTATGGAAAAAAAGGCTACGGGCGAGATTGATTGGGATCTGGAAATGGCTCGTGGCAGTCACTCGTCTTGGAAGGATGAGTGGCTTGTAATCCTGTTTTCGGTGCCGCTCGTGTTGAGTTTCATTCCGGGGATGGAGGGAGTTGTGGCGAGTGGCTTTGAGCAACTGGAAAAGATGCCGGATTGGTATCAGTATTCCCTTGGTGTTATTGTTGCTGCTTCTTTTGGCGTACGCGCTGCTACCAAATTTTTTGGTAAGAAGTGATGCCGGCACCAATGTGGGATATGCACGACAGGACTACCGAGGAACAAGCGAGGGCGAACCGTGGCCGAGTTGACGATGGAAAGATTTCTGCGGTGGAAGATACTGCCGCGCCTGATGATGGTGATGATGTCAGTGTCCGCATGGCGGGTGGTGGAATGGTTCATGACCCTGCCGGATCCGACACCAGCGCAGGCGGGTCTGGTGAGTGTAGTCACGGGGGCCATGACCGGTGCGTTTGCGGTGTGGCTGGGCCACGAGAAGGATAAGTAGATGGCACGACCGCGTATCAGGCAGTTTGCTGATGACATGGGAATAAGTTATGATGAGGCCAAGAACCTCATCGAAAAGGGCCGCCGTCGCAGAGACGGTGGCGCACAAGTATTGGAGAGACACATGCGTAAGTCACCGGCCAAGCCTAGTAGGAAAAAGAAGCGCAGCCCCGGCAAGGGTGTGACTGCTGGGCGCACTCCCGGAGGAAGTTTATATCAAATCCCCGGCACTCCATACTATGCTGATGACGAGCAGATGGAGATTCTTCGCCGTCAGTCCCCAACCAAAAAAGCCAAGGGTGGTTCACAAGTTGGTGGTATGACGGTTGAGCAGGTGATGCAGACTATTGAAGATGATACCAAGCTCGGGACTAAAAAGTTTCCGTTGAACCGCGAGGAGCAGTCGCAGTCGCGTGGTGGTGGGAAAGCAATTCAAGGCACCAAGTTTACTGGGGTTAAGTAGATGGCGACGTTCCGCACGGATCCGGAAACAGGCAGGACTGTTATTAGCCAGGACAACATTGTGTCTAGTGGCAGCACTAACCCTGGTCGTCCAGGCGGAGAAAGTGGTGAGCGCGGAGATCCTATCCTTAGTCAGCAGGAGTTCATGAATGTCACAGGCCGCACGGCAACCAACCCGTACGGCAAGCAGGGCTTTTTCAGCCGCGTCTTTGGCATTGATCCCAGCAAGATTAGCTACAGTAATAACATCCCCGGCGGAAACCAGGGCATCGCCCAGTTAAACGCTCTGGCCTATGACCGGTACATGAACCCCGCTGCACGGGTTAATGTTTTCGGTGATGAGGTTGGCGGCGATCCCACCACAGGACAGCTTCGGTATGGGGTGCAGCCGGGTGACCTGACTCGCTTTGGCACCGCAGTTCCAGGGCGTCGTGAGGGGATTGCTGGCATTCTGGATAATCTGCCGTTTGGCATTGGCATGGCATCGAGGATGTTTGGCTCGACACCCGCCCGAGTTCCGGGTTTCGATGTCCGAGAAGTTGTGCCTCGGCTTGGTCTTGGTGGTCCGCAGCCGGGTGAGGGAGTGGATCCGGCGCGGCTCGGAAATTCTCTTGCGGATGATGGGTTGGGTCTTGACGCTGTGGACTATGACACAATGGCGTATTACGATTCATCGTATGGCGTAGATCGTCCTGTAGACAGATTTGTAGATCCGGATGCCGTGAACGCCAGAGCAGAACAAAACCGCGCTACAGAAGATCCTTACGCATTTGAGGACCGCAGGGCACAGCGGCAAGCAGCGGCGCGACCCGCCCAGACTGTTGCAGAAATTCTTATGGAAGAGCCTCCATATACCGGACCTTTCACTTCACAGATTGCAGAAGACATTTTCATGTCTGGCGCAGACACACCCATAGGAAGTGCTCCGCAAGGAATAGGAACAGGAAGCACAGGGGGTGCGACTCTTCAACGAGATGCCGCGCCATTTGAAGAAAGCATGAGGGAGATTGAGCGAGGAGGCGCTCGTTCGGACTTGTTGATGGACATGATCGAGCAGCTAAGGCGTGATAATCCGCTTACAGACGTAGCTCCTCCTGTGCCGCAGAGTGGGGGCCAGATAGATTTAGTTGGCATGCTCCCTCCGCGCCCGATGATGACTCCAACTCCAAGACCATCACGTGGTATTGACCCAAGAGCGGCATCGTTGGCACTAGAACTAGAACGGCTTGCTCGAGAAAGGGCGATGCAATGAAAATCGAAATCAAACTAATTCCAGACGGACTCGATCTGGCGAAAGAGATTCAAGACGGCATCCCCGTGGATCAAATGGTCAATGGTGGCGGCGACGATGGTTCGTGCCCTGTAGCTACACAGGATGTAGAGACCAACGAAGAGAACAAACGCCTTGCTATCAAGGAGCATCAGTACGGTCCGGCCATCAACCCGGAGTCTTCGTGTGGTGTGTGTGCGTACTACAACATTGCACCGCAGATGCAGTCTTGTATGAAAGATGACTCTGGCGACATAGGCTACTGTCAGCTTCTCAAGTTTATGTGCGGCGCCGAGAATTCGTGTGCGGCATTTGAAGAAGGCGGACCCATTACAGAGGTGATGTAATGGACGTTGTAGATTTTCTTACAAGGTATCAAAAAACCTTGCAAACTCGTGTTGACGATATTAGCTTATCGGTAACAAGCGGTAGCGCATCAGATATGGAGCACTACCGCGCGATGATAGGTGAGATTCAGGGGATCACCTACGCGCTAGAAGAGCTACGCTCCCTGCTAAAAAAGGTAAACTATGACGACGCTTCTAGTTCCTGACCACATTCTCCGGCAACAGCAAGCCAAGAAAAAAGCTGAAGAAGAAGCCTCAAAAAAACCCGCACTAGAAAGAATCCCGCAGCCCACCGGCTGGCGGATTCTTGTCATGCCGTATCAAGGCAGGGCTAAGACTGAGGGCGGGGTATACGTTCCCGATCAAGCAAAAGACCGTGAGGCCCGCGCCACCGTTGTGGCGTATGTCGTAAAGGTTGGCCCGCTTGCCTATCAGGATCCGGACAAGTTTGGCCCGGAATCAGCACCGTGGTGCAAAGAGGGCGACTGGGTTTGTATTGGTCGGTACGCCGGATCGCGTTTCCAAATTGAAGGTGGCGAGGTTCGCATCATCAATGACGATGAAGTCATTGCAACCATCATCGACCCCGATGATATCAAGACATACGGAGCCTAGTATGCAAAACAATCTTGCTGAGAAGGAAGAAGAAGGCGTAGAGGTCGTCACGGCTGACGAAGAAGAGCAGCAGCTAGAAGATGTTTCACGTGAAACATCTGAAGACGCCCCGGCGGAGCAGGAAGCGAAACCGGATGAATTAGAGCAATATTCGGAATCTGTTCAGCGACGTATTTCGAAGCTGACGAACAGGTTTCGTGAAGAAGAACGCCAGCGTCAGGCGGCTATCGAGTACGCCGAGGCGGTCAAGAAGCAGAATGATGAGCTTCGTGCCCGCATTGACAAACTCGATCAGTCCTATGTTGGCGAGTTCGGCAATCGCGTAGAGGCAGATGCTGCCGCTGCCAAGGAAGCATACAAAAAAGCGTACGACGAGGGTGACGCTGACGGTATGTTCGAGGCGCAGCAGCGGATTAGCCGCATCGCTCTGGAGCAGGCTCGGTATGAAGAAGCCAAGCGCCGGAACGAGCAGCGTCAGGAACAGCCCGTGGCTGATTCAGCGCCGCAGCAGCCGCAACCGCAACAAGAGCAGGTTCCGCAGCCCGATCCAAAGGCTGAAGCATGGGCGTCAAAGAATGAATGGTTTGGCAACGACCAGACCATGACATATGCCGCTTTCGGTATTCATCGACAACTTATTGAAGACGAGGGGTTTGACCCATCGTCCGATGAGTATTATAGTGAGCTTGACAAACGTGTTCGCACAGAGTTCCCGCATAAGTTTGCGGAAACGAAACGCGACACTGGACCTAGAGTCGCTTCTGCTGGGTCCACGGCGTCAAAGTCGTCGTCACCAAAGGGGCGCAGAACAGTCAAACTGACTCCATCGCAGATTGCGATTGCGAAGCGATTGAATGTTCCGCTCGAGGAATATGCCAAGTACGTGAAGGAGTAAAGTTATGGCTGATAGAAAACCACGCGAAGCAACAACTCGCGCAAACACCCAGCGGCGCAAGCCCTGGACCCCGCCTTCCAAGCTAGAGGCGCCCGAAGCACCCGCTGGTTACCAGCATCGTTGGGTCAGAACTCACCTCCGTGGTGACGACGACAAAACCAACGTACACGCGAAGCTCCGTGAGGGGTGGGAACCAGTACGTGCAGACGAGTACCCCGAGATGGGAGATCGCTATCCAGTGATCGAGGAAGGCAAGAATGCTGGGATTATTGGCGTAGGCGGCTTGATGCTGTGTCGAATTCCAGAGGAAACGGTCGAAGAGAGAACTGAATACTATCGGGAACAGACCCGCAATCAGATGCGTTCCGTTGACGAAAACCTTATGAGGGAACAACATCCCTCAATGCCTATTCACAACGATAGGCAGAGTCGTGTAACCTTCGGGGGAAAAGATTCCTCCTAACCTGTGAGGTAGAGCAATGGCAAATGCCAATGTTGGCTTCGGTTTGAAGCCCATCAATACCGCTGGTAGCACTCCTGCTACTTCCGGTACTAATGCATACTTCATTGACAGTGCTGCAAGCGCGATCTTTCAAGGTTCTCCGGTCATCGCAACTGACGGCGGCGAAATCGCCGTCTCTAGTTCTGCTTCCGGTGACACTCTGAAGTTCGTGGGCGTATTCGCTGGCTGTGAGTATGTTTCTTCATCGACCGGTAAAAAGGTCTTCTCTAACTACTGGCCTGGTTCGGGCGCGGACACTAACTTCGATATCATCGGACATGTGTACGACAACCCGATGCAGCGTTTCGTCGTTTGTTCTGACGCATCGCTGACCAACAAGGCTGGCGCAATCGCAACCATTTTTGAACTCGCTGAGTTCTCCGCTGAGTCCGGCAAGGGCGCAGCAAATGGTAGCACGACCACTGGTATTTCGGCTGCACAGCTTGACGTATCGACCGTGGACGCTGCTGATCTTTCGCATCCGCTGAAGATCGTTGGTGTTCTGGACGATCCGGAGAACGCTGACTTCACTGCCGCCGGCATTCCTCTGATCGTGATGATCAACAACCACGCGCTTCTGGCCGGTTCGGCTGAAGCGACCGTAGCATAAGGGGGTAGTGAGTTATGGCTATTTCTCGCGCACAACTCGCCAAAGAGCTTGAGCCTGGCCTCAACGCCCTCTTTGGTATGGAATACAACCGCTACGAGGGTCAGCATGCTGAAATCTTCGACACCGAAGGCTCAGATCGAGCATTCGAGGAAGAGGTCATGCTGTCGGGTTTCGGTGCCGCACCGGTTAAAAACGAAGGCGCTGGAATCTCGTTCGACGACGCAAACGAGGCGTATACTGCACGGTATACCCACGAGACCGTCGCAATGGGTTTCTCGATCACCGAGGAAGCTGTTGAGGACAACCTCTACGACCGTCTAGCATCTCGCTACACTCGTGCCCTCGCCCGTTCGATGGCACACACCAAGCAAGTTAAGGCCGCTTCCGTTCTTAACAACGCTTTCACCGCAGGCGCAACTGCCGGCGGCGACGGTGTAGCACTCTGTGATGCTTCGCACCCGCTTACCAGCGGTGGCACTTTTGCCAACGAGCCGTCCACTGCGGCAGACCTGAACGAAACTTCGCTCGAAGATGCGCTGATTAACATCGCAGGCTTCGTCGATGAGCGTGGTCTGGTCATCGCACTGCGTGGCATGAAACTGATCATTCCGCGTCAGCTTCAGTTCGTTGCAGAGCGTCTGCTGGTATCGAACCTTCGTGTCGGCACTGCCGATAACGATGTTAACGCCCTGAAGTCGATGGGTATGCTTCCGGAAGGTTACGTAGTCAACGACTACCTGACCGACACCGATGCGTTCTTCATCAAGACTGACGCTCCGAATGGCCTCAAGCACTTCGAGCGTATGCCTTTGGCGACCAACATGGACCCGGATTTCGACACCGGCAACATGCGCTTCAAGGCACGTGAGCGTTACAGCTTCGGATTCTCGGATCCTCGCTGCGTATTCGGTTCGCCGGGCGCAGCCTAAACGAGGAAACATTTCCTCCCCACTGGGGGCCGCGATTGCGGCCCCCTTTTTTTTCGGGTATTATGCTCTTGTCCCTGACAGACCTATGGGAGGTCTGACACTAGCCAAGACAGGAGTACCTTATGGCTAAAACAACCTTTTCGGGTCCGGTGCGGTCGAACCGTGGTTTCACCGCTGCTGGTTCCACTGCAATGGTGAACATCACCGCGGAAACCACCCTCACCTATGACGATCACGTTGGCCGCATCATCAAAGTGAATGACGCAGACGGCGCGATCACTCTTCCGACTATTACGACCGACACTCTCGGCGCTCGTTACACCTTTTATGTTGGCACTGACTGTACTGACTGTGACATCAAGACCGATGGCACAGACAAGTTTGTTGGTTCGCTTTCTGTTATGGAAGACGCTGGTCTGACTGAGACCTACGCTCCGGCAGCATCCAACGATGTCATCTCGATGAACGGCACCACCACTGGTGGCGACAAGGGATCTTACGTTGAGATCACCGCTATCGAAGACAACGTGTACCTCGTACAGGGTGTTCTCCTCGGCTCCGGTGAGGCCGCAACACCGTTCGCCGATAGCTAATAGGAGGCCGTGATGGCTGGTCCAGTAAAAGCCTACAACGCGACGGGAACCGGGGCTGTTGGTCCCGGTCGTTCACGTATCAAGCAGATCGGCGTGTATTGCACAGCCGCTGGCGCATTCACAATCACAGACGGAAACGGTGGTGCAACTCTGTTGCAGCAAAAGTTCCCGGCTGGTCACACACTTCTTAACATTCCCGGCGATGGCATCATCGCCGAGAGCGGCGTGTATGTGAGCGCAATCTCTGGTACGGCTTCTGAACTAACCATCTTCCTCGCGTAGGGGGAAAAAATGACTGTCCACGAGATACGGTCTATTAGCCAAGTCGGCACAAGTGAGCCGTTTGAGCTACAGGTCGCTCGTGGGCAGATTCCAGGGCATGAGATTATTTTTAAGTTTGGTTACAACGCTGCTGTTGGAATTACACAAGAAACCATTTGGGAACAAGGTGGTTTATATTCCTACCCCGCATCAGCCACGGTAATGACTGTATCAAGCAGTTCGGCTAACGACACTGCCGCAGGAACGGGTGCAAGAACAGTAGAGGTTTCTGGCCTAGACGCTGATTACAACGAAATAAACGAAGTTGTCACATTAAACGGACAAACGGCTGTTAATACGACAAAATCTTATCTGCGTATAAATCGCGGCATTGTTCGCAGTGCAGGTAGTGATGGCGCAAACGCCGGCGTAATCTACGCTGGTACAGGAACAGTAACTTCTGGGGTTCCTGCTAATATTTACCTGACCATAAATGGGGAAGGTGATAATCAAACATTGATGGGTCTTTGGACAGTTCCCGCAGGATATACAGCGTTCCTTACAAAGATGGCTTTATCCACAGGCACCTCAACGCAAACACCTGCTGTTCTAAATGCTAGTCTTGTTGCTAGGCCATACGGAGAAGTGTTTCAAATAAAAGAAAGATTTACTCTTACAGATGGCGCACACGAACAGCTTTATACTTTCCCGTTAAGGTTTACAGAAAAAACAGACTT